CCCCGTACCTTTCGTGGCAACCCCAAGAAGCTGTACTACCAAGAAAATAAACATTTGTTTGAAAAATATTCTGACAAAATTGTTCACATAGTGGACGAGCACCTTGTAGAGAACCCACCGTCTCCCTGGCTGAACGATGCCCACCAGCGAAACTATACTCACGAGGGTGCTGCTCGTCTCGGTCTCGGCCCGAATGACATTGTTCTGCTGTCCGATGTGGATGAGATTTTCAACCCTGAAATTATCAAAAATATCGAGGAGCACCTCGGCCAAGACTCGTTTGTCAGTCTGAACATGGACTTGTATTACTACAATATTGAGACTAAACTGGATATGGAATGGTCACCGCCAAAGGCGGCCAGATACTCTTACTTCCGGAGCATCTATCCACACGCATTCAGAAATGGCTCATCGGGCCGAATCGTCCCGAATGCTGGATGGCACCTCAGCTACTTTGGCAACCCTAAAATGATTATTAATAAATTGAAAAACTTTGCACACGACGAGTTGTCCGAGCTGTACACCCCGTCTGACGAAGAGCGCGTCATGAATCTAGTCAAGGATGGCCGGGACATAGCCGGTCGCGATATCAAGTTTTTCAATGTGCCGGCCGAAAACAATCCAAGACTTCCGCCAAACTATCAGACCATCTTAACGACAGTTGAAGAATACGATACAAAGTAATTATATGGAAGAGCGTATACTGTACTACCTCGAGGACCTAGACACGCGCCGCGCTCTAGGTCAGTTGCCCCGCAAACTCAAGCCACCACCGGGGTTTGTCCTCCCCAAAAAATTTAATTATTTTTATTTTCACAAAACACAAAAGCTGATGAGGGTGTGCCCATTCTTCTTCACAGAGGTGATGAGCCCGCTCGAGCTCAGCGCCTCGAGTAACAATTTTTTTGTTTTTAATTTGACCTCTCAGGAAGTGACATATGAGTACTATGGTGCGTCAGGGCGCGTTATGGTTGACCCGACATACGACACCCCTGTCATAGTACGTGGCCCAATAAAGTTTATTGACATATAGTAATGACCATTGGTGAACGGTGGCACGCCGAAGAGGAGACGTTCCTCGAAAACCTCCAGCGCCAGTGCGAGATTCTGTACAAGCACACCTTAAAGGAGCACCACTACTATGACCGTCTGTCTGGTAAGTTTAATATACCTATCCTGGTTATATCGTCTATAAACTCACTGACGGCCGTCGGGCTCAACGCCTTCATAGCCCAAGAGTATGTCAGTGTGCTCAACGCCGTGCTGTCAGCCGGCACAGGCGTGTTGGGGTCTATACAGCTGTACCTCAAGCTGAACGAGAAGATGACCAAGGCGACGCGAGCCTCGGTCGGGTACAAACGCATATCTCTGAAGATATCAAGAGAGCTGGCACTCTCCAGAGATGTGCGCACATCAGAGGGTCCCGCCTTTGTGCAGGACTGTTTCTCTGAGTACAATCAGGTGCTCGAGGCAGCCAACCCAATCGAAAAGAAACTCGAAGAATTTTTGGCTATTAAAAGGACGACTGGTGATGTTTCCTTGCCAACATCGCCGTCACATACCATCGTCAATGATTCGTTGCGGACCGTGGCTGACCGGCTCATGAATTTGGCGCGTGTCCGAGTGAACATCAACAGGGGAGGGTCACCAGAAGACACTTCACCTGCTTGAGTCCACACTTTTATTTTTTTTTGGCGAGCGGTGTACACTCGCAGACCGACGACGCTTCGGTGTAGGACGTCGGAATGAAGTATTTCTGAGTAACATCTTCATATATCCAAGACCACCTGGCGACCAGTAAAGGTTTTCGTACCTCCGCATAGCACGCATAAGTCGATTAGAGTTTACACCACTCAGAGGCGGACCATTCCCAGCCATAAATCTATTCTGTTGATTTTGAAGTCGTTTGATGAGACGCGATAGCTCAAGTGAGCTTAAACGGTTAATACTCATTTATAATATTATCAGATAATAATAATGCTGAAGACATACCAGCTCAACGTTGACACAGGCACACTCCAGACGACTGGTGGCGGTCAGGGTGGAAGTGCCCAGAAATTTGTGACGAAAATAAACGGCAACCCGTTCCAGTGCCAAGTGCTACTGGGCAACCGCCACCGGACCTTTCGGACAGTCTCTCTGAAGAATGCTCAGATTCCAGTCAACTGGTATAACGTACGCGCACCATACAACACGATAACCATCAACGGCACACTCTATACCGTTACACCCGGTGTCTATACACAGGCTTCATTCATCACAGCCTTTAACGCACTCATAACAGGCACACTGACTATCGACGGGACCTCCGGCATAGCCACAATTACCAAGACACCAGCGAACGTGACTGTGCCCTCAGGGCTCACCTACCCGTCTCTGGCCAACCTTCTCGGCTTCACAGCGACCCAGACGCTGGCAGGTGGCTCGTCTCTTGCCGGGACCGTGGCGGTCACACTGTTCAACCAGGATACGTACGTGAACATCTGGATTGAGAATCTCGGGGCGTCATCTCTTGACATTTCCCAGTCGACGTTCAAGGTGCCCATCGCACTCCCAGTGCCCCAGTATAACAACGTCTACTACTGGGCCGAACAGTCACAGAATGAGCAGCTCGTGTGCGTGACCGACTCGGGTGCTCGCGTAGACCGTCTGAACATTCAGGTGCTCGACCGCTACGGTCAGCAGCTCAACAACAACGGGGTTGATTGGGCGCTCACTCTAGAGATTAAAAGTGACACTTAAAAGTAATGGAGAGACTCGTGTATGTCGACTCGACCAACCGTGACACGACTATTTATCCAGATGGCAGCAGCTATACGCTGCACCTCACCGACGTGGTCAAGAACGTAAGCCGTGTTGACCTCGTTGCCGCCAAAGTGCCCAACACCCTGTATAACCTGAACAGCGGCTCGAACGTGCTCACTTACACGGGAATCACTGCCGTCAGCAACTTATACATTAACCCGGGCTTCTACTCGGGCTACGGCCTCCAGTCAGAGCTGACCAACTCGTCCAACGCCTTGGTAGCATACCAGTTCCTGTCTGACGAGGGCAAGTTTCTCGTCTTTGCGGCAGGTGCATTCACAGTCAGGTTCAACAGCAGCGAGCTCGCCAAAATGGTAGGCTTCGAACCACAAACCACATACACGGGGTACCCTGCCAGCAGCGACCCTGTCTACCAGAACAACCCAAACTACGCCAGCTACTATATCCTCAAGTCGCCGCTCGCGGTAGACTTTACAGTCAACGAATTCGTCTTTCTAGATATCCAGGAGCTGCGGACGCCCTCTATGCTTGACACCAAACCGATGAATTCCAGGACAGGGACGTTCAGCGGCTCGAACGCACGCCGAACATTCGCTATGATTCAGATGGACGTGAGCTCGGGCGGCATAAAGAACTTTAAAGAGTGCCACGACTACCGCATCAGTGTCTTTTATCCCGAGCCGATAAACAGCCTGGACCGACTGACCGTCACATGGTACGACAAGAATGGTACGCAGCTAAACTTTGAGGGCTTTGATAACAACGCATTCGTGCTGCGCTTCCACATAGACAATGGGCGTCCTGAGCTTCCACCGCCACCGGCTGTGCCAGAGGTCGAAATCAAGAGAATCATCGACGCCATGACGGCGCTCCCTCCCAAGCCTGAGCCCAAGAAGAAGCCCGCCATGGGCCGCTGGTTTATTTATATACTTATCGCTGTATTGGCCCTGTGGGGATTCCACTGGTACCGCAAGGCTGCCGAGGCTACCGCTGCTGCCGCTGTGCCACAACCACTCCCGCAACACATGATGCGGGCAGTTTAGCGGGTCACCGCGTAGATGGGCTGCTGGGTGCTGGGGTCGCGGATGGTCACGTTGAAGGCCACAGTCTTCACAATCATGTAGACGATGATGGCAATCAGGGTGGTGAACAGGGCGGCCAGAGCGTAGTAGCTGGCACCATCCTTGGACACCTGGACGATGCGGGAGATGACGAAGCGCACAAAGTCCATCCAGGCGATGGCGCTGGCGAAGGAGAAGCCAGCAACGATGCTGTTCAGGGACTGAGCCTCAAGCTGGAGAGCAATGGATGCAAGGGTGGATGCCATTTATATTTGTAAACAATTTTTTTCCTGAGGCCCTTAGGGGGTCACTCTGGGTCAAAGTCAGAGTCGGAGTCCCCCTGCTGGATGGGTGCATACCGAACTGTGGATGGGAGAGAATCCGTGTCATCATCTGAGTCAGCATACACAATAAATTTTGTAAAAGTTTTTGTATAGTACGGAACCACGTTAGACATTTACCCTAGTAGGTGGCGCTGGTTTTCAACCGCATTTTTGAGCGCCTCTTCGGCTGGGCTTTCTGGGACCCAGTCATCCCAAGTGTCAGCGCACTGATTCATCTTGTAGCTGATGCTCTCTGTATCGTTGCCTTGGTATCGCGTGAACGGCTCCTCGTCGTCATCCACCGTTTCCAGGTCCTCTTCGTCTGACTCGCTCTCGTCATAAATCTCTGGATAGAGTGAGCCGAGCTGCTTGCCAACCACATTGCGGGCTGAATACATAAGACCGTACATCATGTCGGTCGCCGTGACGGTGTTCCGGCCTGACTCTTTGGTGTAGTGACTCGCCAGAACGACTGAAGACTCCATAACTGGCAGGAAGATGTCCTGGATAGACTCCATTTTATGATTACAAAGTAATATCTGTAGGGGAATAATACAGCATCGCAAGCGTGCCGTCCTGAATCTGCATCAAGTTGTACGTTCGCATGTACATACGGAGGTCGAGCGGGCTGGTGGTGTAGTTGACAGAAAAGTCAAACTGCTGGCGGTTCACCATGCCAAAGTTCAGAGAGCCGGACGGCTGGTTGTTCTCTGGGTCTATCGAGAAGGAGTACATGTAGAAGCGCCTGTCTGGGATGCGCGTGTGTCTGTCCAGCCCCTTGATGATGCGGTGGAACATAGGTGTGCCAGTCTCAGCCTTGAGATACTCTTTATCATCGAGAAGGATGGTCAACGACGACAGGGTATCGTTCGCGCTCGTGAGCGTGTAGTCATACGGCTGTGCATTCGTGCGCTGGAGGACAAAGAAGAGCTCCTTGCACGGGTTTCGAAACTGTGTATAGAATGTGTTAGGGCGTAAACTACCACCACCTACGTAGTTTCCGGTGGTCGAAGTGACAGTCGCTGCCGTGACTGACGTGCCCGAACCGGTCCATGTGTACGCCAGAGTGTTCAGTGTGCCTATGTTGATGTTCACGACTGCCGCAGTAACCTGGACGGTCGTCACTGTACCGACTGTTGTTGACGTGACAGTCTGACTCACGGTATTGAGAAGAATGGTGGGAGCACCTGCAGGCGCTGCAGCCGTCACAAAAACAATTGTAAAATTTAAATTTACAAAATTTATAGTGTAAGAGTTTGTGTTGAAGGTGACTGACGTAGAAGTCCCGAGAGCCACTGGTGGCAAAGTAAATGGACGCTCGGTATATTCTGTTAATTTTGGCGTAAACCGAGTCTGGAACAGCTGGTTCTGACCGACCAGATAAGTCAAGGAAGTTTTTACAAAAAAATTTCTTTCTTTTTCTTGAAGAAATATGTAGTCTACGAGCAGGGTTGCATCGAACAGAGGGTTGACCGTCACGCCCGTGCCACACTCTGAAAAGTTGCGAATATTGAATCGGATGCGTGGGTTTTCTTTGAGGGCACAGACTGGCAGACCGTACTTGAAAGCACTGAACAGTAGCTTGACAGTATAGGTTGTGAGTGGAGTCGTGGTGCTCTTCCCGACAAATTGAGTCAAGGCTGTCTGTTTGCCTTGGTGCACATTCAGGTCGTTGAACATCTCTATGTACTCGCCGTGGATGCGCTCGATGGTCTGGTTTCCCCACTCGAGCTGCGCCCAGTTGAGCACATAAGTTCCAAAGCTGTCACAGACGGTCGCTGTGAGACCTGGTGGGAACACGAGCCGAAGCCATACAGCATCGATAATGTCACCCTCTTGGTACAGGTCAACCGTGACTTCTGAACCGTAATAAATATTTTTAGGAAATTGCATGGTGATAACCTGGTTGGTGCACTGCGCGCTGCCTCTGTACACGTCACGCATGTAGGTCATCGTAGGGCTCCCCGCGATGAGCTTCTCGGAGGTGCCCAGGCTATTGACCAACTGTCGGACAGTGGCCATCTCTACTATACAAATATAAAACTTCCGAGACCATTTTCGGCGACAAACACGTTGAGGGTCTTTGCATACAGCAACACGTTCAGTGGTCCGGTCGTCGCTGTGAGGCGAAGCTGGATGTCTGCTATGCGCGACAGGTTCACGGGCCCTTTAAACATGTACATGTATACGTTTCGGGTCGGCGTCACAATCTTAGTCTCGAACGGCTCAATCAGAGACCAGTACGCCGAGTCGTACGATATGAGGTCCTGGCCGTTGAACGTGAGGGCAATGCTAGACAGAGCTGTCGAGTAGGTGTATGTCGTCGAGTCTGCCGGGGTTTGCGCCGTCACGTAGAGCTCTTTCGTCGAGCCGGTCACTACTCCTTTCAGCTTGATGATGTTATCGCCTTGGGCAATCGTCACTGGTAGGTACTGCATAGACTCGTACACGTAAATCTGGCGTGAGCTGGTGAACCATTTGAGCTCCGCATCACCAATAGTGGCGTACTCAACCAAGAATGATGATGTGATGATGGTCGAGGCTGTCTGTGCGCTCGATAGGATAGGGTTGAAATCAATCTCGATGATAATGTCGTGGCGGCTCAGACAGCACATGGGCAGGTTAGCCAGACCAAAGTCGAGCTTGGTCAGTAAGTATTTTTGAGAAATTGTCGTGTCGGCCACGCCAACCAGCCCCGTGAGTGCCGCCCTGTTTTCTAAGGGTACATTCACATTGTTCTGCAGGTCTATGTAGGCCCCTGTCAAAGTGCTTATAACCTGAGCTCCGACCGTCAGCCTTACTTCGCTGATAAGTCGCGTACCTATTCCGTCGTAGTAAGCTACTGCGCCGGCCGGAAGAATCGTCTTGAGTGTAATGGTCGATATCAGGTCGCCCTTGACGGGTAGGGTACAGAACGAGGTAAAGCCTGTACGGACAGGCTGGTTATCGAACGGCACTTCATGTGTCTGCTTCATAAACGGACTGTGACGGAAATAGACCGAAGAGAAATACGTCACACTCGGTTTACCTGTTATGTAAACATCCGGTTCTCCTTTGGCGGCCAGCTGGACCGACATCTACTAGTAGACTGAGAAACTCATTTGTAGACGAGCGACACGCGCCCGTTTGCAATCTGGAGCACCTGATACCCATAAAAATACATGTAAAAATTGTATCTGTTCTCTATGGTCGGTATAATAGCCGAGTTGAATGTCAGGTTGATTTTGCTCGTCTGACTATCAATCTTTTCAAAGTCGAGATAGCCACCCTGATTATAAGTCGTTGGTGTGTTGCCGAACGAATAGACGAATATGTTACTCGTCGGAACGGACATTTCGTGGTCCATAGACTGTTTCAGCTGATAGAACGGCCCTGTGCCGAACGACCCTGTGATGTCTCTATTGTTGATAAAGATTTGAGAGCTCGAGAGCTGGTCGACGTAGTTAACCGTGACCCCGTTGAAAAAGTTGAGCACAGAGGTGGTGGACGTGGTCGGGTAGCCATACGTGTACCGGCTGTTATAGGCAGTGGTTCCGTTGGACACAAACCATACCATCATCACGACCGGGAAGTTGGCTGAGAAGTTCTGGCTGACGTTGCCATTCACAAATGGCAGAACAGGATTGTTGACCACCTGGTTGATGACGATTGTCTGTGGCTTGGTTTGATAGTACAGGCGCTCCTCCTGAGTGAGAAGAATCTCCTCAGTCACCATTCGGACATTGCTAAACTCGATGGGCGAGGGGTAGTTGGTGAACCAGCTCTGCGGTCTGAAAAAGAATTTTATAGAAATAAATTCTTTGAGAGCACAGACTGGTAGGGGTGGTCGCTCGAGCAAGTCGCGACGCGCGTCCGTGAAGGTGTGCCGCCGACAGAAGAAGAACTCGAGTGGAATCATGAGGTCGACCGGTTGGGACGATGGGCATGGCTGTGTATCGTTTTGACCACCGTTGGTCGCCTGGTACATGGCAAGCTTCGAGTCAGCGTCCAGGAAGAGCTGGTCGCGCACAGTGTACCAGTAGTCATCAATCTTTTCGATAACCTCGTTTCCTATGCGGAACTCGACGTGCTCGATGATGGCCCGTCCAATTTGGGGTGACCAGCCATAGCTCTGACCGGAGACTGCTGGCAGCTGTGGGAGAGTCAGACTGAGATACATGTTGTGCCAGAGGTCACCGAGCTCAGTGGGCTTGAAGATGAATTCTACCGTCTGGCCGATAAACTTGGAAACTTGTGGGTAAGTCGTCCTGTGGAACTTGGTAAAGTGGGTGTACTGACGAATGTTAGGACGAAGCGGGTTCTTCTCTTCATCAAACACGTACTTGTCTTGTGGGCCAGTGGCACTGAGGCCCATAACTGCTGCCGTCTGTGCCATCTAATAAAATCTGACAATAAAGTATGGCGCAGTCGGCTGCGGTAACTGCTCTCAACGCGACGAGTGGGACTGATGAATATTTACTAAAAAAAGACGGAGAATTTAGACCTTTCATACGGCAGCATTCACACTTTTCACAGTTTCACCGCGTGACCAAGCTTCCGGGTACAAAGTTTATCGGCCAGACTGTAGAAGTTATTCTGAACCCCAAGGAGCTCGGGGACCTCATGACAAATGTATACTTGGCCCTGACAATGCCGGCCCTCCCGGGAGGGTACACGTACACCGAGTTTATAGGTAGGGCCATCATAGAGGTTGTGGAGTTTCGGATAGGCGAACAAGTTGTCGAAAGGATTGTGGACGACTGGTATGTCATTCGAGACCAGCTCTTCCTGGACGCTGACGAGAAGCTCGCCTTGTACAAGTGCCTGAACAACGGACAGGTCCCGGGAACCCCTGTCACGGCGGCGAGCGCCTTTGAGATTATGGTTCCTTTAGAGCTCTTCTTCTGCCGGCGACACAGTCACGGAATCAAAGCACGCCAACGGCTCGAGACACCGTCACTCCCGGCATGTGCCTTTCTCAATCAAAAAATTTCTATAAAATTGTTTTTCAGACCACAGGCATGGTTCACAAACTACACGGTTCCTATTGAATTTACAAACCCTAGACTCATCACTGAGGAGATTATGCTTACTAAAGAGGAGCGCCTGTACTACCAGACGACTCCTTTCAGGGAAGTGATAAATATTTCAAAAAATGATGCAGTCACGAATTATCAGAATGGTCAACCGACCCACTACTTTACGGCTGATTTCCCGGCGACTATGCTGGTTTGGTTTGTACGTAACAGTGTATACAACGACACTTCTTCTAATAAATTTTATGCCTCACGGTATAATTATGGGTATACAACCAAGTATATAGCGGCCAGAAACCCAATCGTATTCTTTGACGGTACGACAAACAACTATATAGACGCCTTGCAGTCGACCGACATCTACCTGAATGGCCGCAACATCATGGGCGCATTTGCGACCGGGCCGTTCTACCAGTTCAAACAGCCGATGGACCACGGGCTCAGTATTCCGTCGAAAGTTCTGTATACCTACTGTTTCGGCAAGTCACCCAAGGAGTATAATCAGGGAGGCTATCTTAATTTTAAAAATATCAACAGCACGACCAGTAAGATTGTGATGACGTTTATCCCAGCTTATTCGCCAAACATTCAGGCAAACTACAGGATTAACCTTTACTACTATGGCTATGCTGTTCTGCAGATTGCGGGGGGTAAGGCTGTACTAATATCGTGAATACTTATAAGGATGTCTGTGCAGCTTGCTGCACGAGGTCAGGAGGACGTCTACATAACAGGAAAGCCTTCGATAACATATTTTTTAGCAAAATACAAAAAGAGTACGCCATTTGTGACGGAATATGTAGAGTATTCGTTCGATGACCTACCGGTACCGAACACGTCATCTACGTGCACCATTCCACCACGCGGCGACATATTATCAGATGTGACACTCCGAATTACTTTTCCACCACTATACACTATTCGGTCCGACGTGTACGTTTATCCAACCTTTCCGGATGACATGGTTGATATACAGGTGTACGTACTGACTACAAGCACAACTACGCTCGCTTTTCAGGCTGGAAAATTTGGGTATTATTATTCTACTTTTAACTTAAATTTTTGGTCAACACCTTTTCTGTCTGACATCACGGTGAGTTATAACGCAACCACAAATAGATTTGAATTCGTAACGACTAATTCTGCATATGCAGCTCTTTATTTTTTGAACGAGCAGTCGGCATCATTTTGGGGTTTTGACATATCTAATCCTACATACGGCATCAATAGTTTTGTTATAATAAATAATTTCCTGGCGTCCCAACTGGATGTGACACAGTCTGGCTGGGTTCCGGGATATATAACTACACCAAACCAAGGGGAAGGATTCAATTATAATAGCAATTATGCAACAGATATTATAAAAGAAGCTCGTCTTTTGATTGGTGGCCAAATAGTGAGTCGAGTCACCGGTGATTACATCAAACTTTTGAATGATTATGACGTGCCATATGAAAATCAGGCGGGGCTCACTGCACTCACCGGCGAGAATGACACAAGTATCAAGTACGCCGCGACAACAACATTCGTTAAGCTACCGTTTGGTCTGGACACACTGCCTTTATGCGCCCTTGGACGCAACGATGTCAAGGTTGAAGTGGACTTTGTGGATTCTAATTCGTTGATACAGTCACCTATAGTGGGTACAGGGTCCATCTTTGACTCGTCATCTTACACGGCCGGGGACATGAGAGTGATATATGGTGAACAGACATACGGAATGGGAACGAGAGCAAACACCTACGGGAATGTTCTTACATGGAGAGACTGGTCCGGCTATCTGAATACGTTTGACATGCTTAAATTACCAAGTGACCCCAGTGCATACACGCGTCAATATACAAGCGGGGGGACGCCAGTTGAGATTCAACCTGGATTTAACCTTTTTCAGACTGTAAATAACGGGTCTACAATTTCTAATTCAAACCTTTTTGCAACTACTAATCTATTATACTTGACACGAATGCCCGTCAGTGATTATTTTGAAAATATCGATACACGCACGATAGCTTCAGTACCCTTCTGGCCATTTGTAACAAACTCCACGGATCCGACTTACGGAGCTCAGTCTATACAGGCCGATTCTAAATATATATATATAGCTACAGCTTTAGCGACATTGTATCTTTCGATTAATTCCTGCCGCGTAGGTGTGAATTCCATGACTCAGAATGGTCAAATATGGACCTGTAATTTCATATTTTACGGCATAACATCTACTATATCACTCGCATCTGGAGTTGGTCAAGAATGCGTCCGACTCATGTTAACAAACGCAAATTCGGATTTTTATTTACCTATAGTCGCGACAACAACTCTTGCTGCAGTATTTACGATCGGGAACACTACTATTATTGTTGCTTCGGCAACCGGGATTCTTGTAGGTCAGTATGTAGAATTACAAGGGACACACGGTGCCTTTGTCACTGCAATTTCAGGAACAACAATTACTGTTTTTATTAGGCGCTTTACTACGACAGGAACACTTCCTATAGGTACCTCTATTTATTTTAAAAAAGTACCCACCACATCTATTACAAGTCAAAGCGATAGCTCTGGAAACCGTAACGTCATATTCACTTTGACATTTACATTGAGTTCGCCGCCAAACTCCTTTGATCGTTCTACGGTTTTGAATCATGTGACTGTTCGGTACGATACTACACAAGATATAAATTCGCCAAATTCTTATGAGTATTATGGTG